TCACAAGAGTGGCTTTATAAGTTAGAGTTCGGATGGTGGCAGAAATACTGCGACACTGTGTTGGGTGCTTACTATTATGCTAATCTGCCAGACGGTCAATTGATATCAAGTTTCAATCCAAGTCTACTCATTAAGAGTGACCAAACATTAATTCGTTTAGACACATTCGGTGCAATACTAGTTTTCTATGAAAGTTTAGTAACCGATGTGTCTAATATGAATGAGGTTGATGTTCAGAATTATGAATTCGCTAAAAAGCGATGTGAAGATGAATGGACAAAAGCGTTACAACTTATGAACTTCTATGATTTATATATGGATAGTCCACAAGGGCCGACGACAAAACTTGAAGAAAATTGGACAGCAGATGTTGATTATTTCAACGGCGATAGGAGATATTTCTAATGGCTGAAGTCACTTACGCAGTATTGAACGAACCAACAGTACAACAATCACAAATTGTTGCAGTGTTGCGCCGCGACATACCGACCTCGTGGAACATACCAATATATGATGACTTCCCTAGTGATAGTGAAGTTGTACGTTATGGTATCTACGTGAGTGATGTGCATACAGTAGAGAGAAATCCTCATCAACTTGGAATACAATATTGCGGATCAGTGTATCACGCTTATGATGAATTTGGTATAACTTATATTAGTTACCAAGATGACCCATACAATGTAGCAGTTAATGCTATTATTGCAAATTTAGTTACAGCTATCAAAGATGATGGCGTGCAATTGATGGATGGTTATTTTGAAAGAGATTTTGACCAAGTAAGAACATACGGGCCTACACAAGCAGAGAAGCATACCTGGACATTCAGATTGCTACGAATGGAATTTAATACGCCTAACTAAGGAGAAATCAAATGGCAAGAATTACAGTAAACACAACAGGAACACAACCAATATTATTGGTTAGCACAGACATATCTAATGTAGCAAACGCTTCATTGAGTGTCACTTGCTTGCAAGACGTTACAGTTACAAACTCAACAGGTATCTATTCATACACAGACTTTTGTTCTGGTGATATGAACAAGATTACTACACCAGCTGACAATGAAATCAGCACAAATATGGTGTTAGATGGACTAGTTTATTTTGGTAATGCAGGTGCAACGGCAAACACAGCATCATTCTATGGTGTTGCAGGCTTAAGCGAAAACAAAGTAAACATTGCTTGGAAATTGTATTTGAATGGTAACGCTAACGGCGCATTCTACTACACTGGCACAGGTTATGTATCTAGTTTAGCACCAACAGTTGCTCCAGAGAATCCAGTATGGATCTCTCCAATGAGTATTGCTGTTGATGGCGCTATCACTAGCGGTGTTGTTTAATTAATTAAGCAAACATAAAAGGGGCTTCGTGCCCCTTTTTTATTGAAGGAAAACAAATGAGTGAACACGATGTATGGTTAAAGACCAATGAAGAAAAATTACGCAGTTTAATTGCAGATGAGGCAAAGATGATGCCAATGCTTGATAGTATGCAAGCAACAGTTAAGCAATTAAAAGCAAAACAACAATTTCGCCTAGCATTGTTAAATCAATTACTAGAAGCCGAATTAGAAAAAGAATAAATACAATATAATAATTTAATAAGGAAACAACAAATGAAATTATCTTCTCTTACAGCAAAACCCCAACTAATAGACGTTCATATAGATGACGAAGAAACCATCAAAGAATTTGGTGAAGCCATTGAATTCTGGACTTGGGATCGTCAGCCTATGGAAGTGTTTATGAAACTAGCAAACGCAACAGGCAACGATACCAGTGGTATTATTAGCATTGTTCGCACATTGATATTAGATGATAAAGGTAAAGAAATTCTCAAAGACGATGAGATGTTACCTACACACTTATTGATGAAGGCAATTGGTAAGGTGACCGAGCTACTGGGAAAGTAACGTCAGACAGTATTGATCCTAAAAGTGAAAAGATGGCACTGATACTGACGATTGATTCACTGGGTAAGCGTTATGGTATGCTTCCTAGTGAAGTATTAGGTAGAAGCAATACGTTTGATTTGTATATTATGGATGCGGCATTAAGTTTTGAGAATTTTCATCACAAGAAGTCAATGAACAATGGAATGGATCCATTACCAGAATATTCGCCAGATGAATTACTAGCTATGTTTAACAAGAATAAGGTACAATAATGTCTGTGGTAACAAAAAATACAATGACTAAAAGTTTATTAAAGATAGAGAAAGCAATTGCTAATTTACCTAAAGAAGCTTTTAGTGAATTTGTAAAAGACACACCTATACGCAGTGGTAATGCAAGAAGAAAAACCAAATTAAAAGGTAAAACTATCGTTGCTGATTACGCATATGCTAAAAGATTAGATGAAGGCTATAGTAAGCAAAGCCCACAAGGTATGACTAAGCCAACTGAAGATTTCATCAAAAAGCGTGTTGATCAGATATTAAAAGGAAAGTAAGATGGCAGATTTAAGTTATACAGTTGATGTAAACACAACATCCGCGCAAAGAAATTTAGACGCACTTAACAGCAAAGTTGATAAGGTCAATAAAACTTTTGCTAGTTTTAAGTCAGTTATTGCCGGATTAGCATTGGGTAGTTTTATTAGCCAAGCTTTTCAGTTTGCAGATGCTATACAAGATTTGTCAGATGCTACTAATGTAGGCACAGCCGCAATATTAGGCTTTGGTAGCGCAGTAGCACAATCAGGTGGCACAGTAGATAAAGCCCAACAAGGCTTGTTAAAGTTTGTTCAAAGTATTGGTGAAGCAGCCGATGGTGGATTAAAATCTCAACAAGCATTTAAAGCAGTTGGCATTAGCTTAAAAGATTTACAAACATTAAGTGAAGAAGATTTATTACAAAAAGCAGTATTAGGTTTAGCTAACATTGACGATGCCGCTAAACGTTCAGTTCTGCAAATGGAATTGTTTGGTAAAGCATTGCGTGGTGTAAGCGCACAAGGTGTAGCTGGCTTGTTTGGTGGTGCTACAGCAGAATCAGCAAAATATGCCGCATCAATTAAAGCAGCCGCACAAGCACAACAGAATTTTGAAACTGTAGTCAATACATTAAAAGTAGAATTATTAAGTGCGTTGAAGCCTATCAGTGAAATAGCGGCCGGCTTATTAGATATGGGCAAAGCTACAAAGAGTTTCATTAGCACAGTATTTGATATTGCAGTTGTAGTTGGAACATTCTTTGCTATTGGTAAAGTAATTCAATTAGTAGTTCAAGGTTTCAAGTTATTGATAGCGGCTCCGTTATTAGTTAAACAAGGCGTTGATGCGTTAGTTAAAACATGGGAAATTCTAAAATGGCAACTAGGTAAGGTAGCTAAAGAAGGTGAAGTCACAGCCAAAACAATTAATGGTCTAGGCAAACGCTTAGATTGGCTAGGCAAAGGTATCTATGAGATAATAAAAGGCTTAGGCATATTGGGTGGAGCCTTTGTCGCATTCTATAAACTAGTTTTACCACAAGGTGTGCAAGATAAAATAGACAGCTTATTCACTAAGCTAAAAGAATTAATGGGCTTCAAGAGTGATAGTAAAGAGTCACCATTAACTAAAGATTTAGAAAAACAAGCAAACGCGGCTAGAGAAGTAGAAGATGCATTAGCTAAACGCCGTAAAGAAATTGAAGCTTCAGCAGGTGCATTTGCTAAACAAAATAACGAAATGCTTGACCAACTTAACATTGAAAAGATGTTAGTAGGTAAGAGTCAAGATTATTCAGAAGTTATTCGTGCCCAAGAAGAAATCTTTAAGCGCGGCGCAGATGAAGTTGATAGACTTCGTGTTGCCAAATCATTATTGACTGACAAAGAAAAAGAATTAGCTCCAATATATGATGAGCAAATGGCAAAGGTTCAAGCACAAATTAGCATAGATGCCGAAAGAATTAAAAACTCTATTGAAGGCTTGCAAGGCTTAAAAATGTTAGAACAAGATAGAGTTAATAACATTGATAGAATTACGCAAGCATTAGAAAAGCAAAAGCAATTGGATGCTTCAATACTTCAGATTCGTCAACAAACACAAGGTCAGTTAGACGACACATCATTCCAAAAGCAACAAATGGGTCGTAACCCATTAGAACAACAGTTTGCAAGTATACAAGAAAGTGCCCGCAAAGCCGCATTAGAAGCGGGTCGAGCATTTGCAGAACAATTTAATTTAGAAGATATGGGTGCGTCAGATGCTAAAAAACTAGCAGATGGATTAGGATTAATAGCTGATAGATACAAAGAAATTGCCGAAGCTCAAACTGCTAACTTAATAGCAAGTCGATCATGGGAACAAGGTTGGGCTGATGCGTTTAATAGTTATATGGACAATGCTACTAATGCCGCAACAATGGCAGGTCAAGCGTTCAGTAGTATTACAAATAATATGAATAGTGCTATTGATAACTTTGTTACAACTGGTAAATTTAAGTTTGGTGACTTTGCTCGTAGCATCATTCAAGACTTATTAAAGATTGAATTAAGAGCGCAAGCAACAGCATTGTTCAAAGCAGCCGGCGGAGGCATTGGTAGTATATTAGGTTCAATCTTTGGTGGCTTCTTTGCGAATGGTGGACAACCACCTGTAGGTAAGCCAAGTATTGTTGGTGAGAACGGACCGGAGTTGTTCGTACCAAAAACAGCAGGCACTATTGTTCCCAATGGCGGTTCAATGGGTGGTGCAGGTGGTGGTGGCAACACATACATTACAAACAACATTAGTGCATTAGACGCTAAGTCGGTAGCTCAGTTATTTGCTGAGAATCGTAAAGCATTATTTGGTTCAGTGCAATTAGCACAAAAAGAGATGAGTTATGGTAGATAAGGAATAATATGGCGGGCTTACAAACAATATTAAATTACAGTAACGGGTTAGCGATAGACCGTCGCAGAGTAGTGGGCATTCAATATACTCGAAATGAGATACCTCGTGTTAGTGCTACACCAACAAAGAACCCTTGGAAGTTCACACTTGATATGCCTAATCGTTTTAGATATAGTCAAGCAAGAGATTTGATGGAAGCACTAGACTTGTTAGATAGAATTACTCCTGAAGTAATTACATTCAGCAATTTACCTAGTTTAAGTTGGATCTTTAAGTATCAAGGTGCAATGACTACACCACAATTAGCAACAATAACTGTTACAAGTTTTGTTGGAGACCAACTTACATTGAACGTTAGTGGCATCACAGCCGCAAGTACAGCAATAATATTTAAACAAAACGATTTGATACAAATTGGCTCATTAAATGAATATCCTTATCCATTCACTAGCACAACACAAGTATTGCGTGGATCTGGATCAACAGTTGTTGTTACAACTAACAGGCCCAATATACTGACTGGTACATTAACTGGCGAAGGTATTATAGTTGGTAACACTTGTCAGTTTAATATGTTTTGTCCTAATATGCCTACATACAAACTGATTCCTGGTGGATATGTTGGCAATGGTACAACTACAACTAACAATGCATTGTTAGAGTTTAGTGACGCATTTGAATTGTATGAATACGTAGGAGCCGCATAATGGATAACATTCCAGCAGTAGCAAATAATAAACCATTAGTCAATAATGCAGAGTTTGTTAAGCTTACCATATACAATGAATATGGTAATATGGCAAACAACAATGTTTACACATTTAGTAGTAGCTATCAATCTGAAACTATTGATGGTCAAGTATATACACCATTAGGTGGTTTACTTGCAGTTGGCGTGCAACAACGTGATATCCGTGTAACAAGCGCAGATACAACTATTGCGTTGAGTGGTGTTAGCGGCAATAATATCTACGTTGTGCTAGACAATAAGATACGTGGAAGTAAATTAGAAATCACAAGAGGTTTTTATGATAACAATTATAATCTTACAAGCAATGCTCACAGGTTTACTGGTATTGTTACCAATTACCAAATCACAGAAGAAAGACAAGACCAAGACGATAACTATACCGTTTCGTTAATGGCAAGTAGCTTTAAAAGTGTATTAGAAAATCGCATTGCAGGTAGAAAAACAAATAGCGAAAGTTGGAAAGAATATAATCCAACTGATACTAGTATGGATCGTGTGCCAAGTTTAGCAGATAGAGCATTTAGTTTTGGACAAGAACCGAAACAAGGCGCAACTACACAAAGTCAGGCAAAAACAGATGCAGGTCAAGTAGCACAAGATACAAACGAAGATACATCATATAGAGTATTTTAACAAATGAACATAAGATTAGCAAATAAATTCGATCAACCATTTTTGTTAGATGTATTAAAACAATACCAGCAACAGACAGATTTGCCAGAAACAAGTTTAAACTCGGAAATGGTTTTGAGAGAAGATTATATTAGTAAGTTATTCCATCATATATTATTAGGTGGTGGTTTAGCATTGGTTGCAGAAAAAGATAACAAGGCAGTAGGAATATTGTTAGCGTTGTGCAATGGCAACATTTGGGATCCAGAAGTAAAAATATTAAATCATTTATTATTATGGGTTGAACCAAATGCACGAACCAGTAGCGCGGCAATGCGATTATTACGTGCCTATAATGAACACGGAAATAAAATGATAAAAGAAAACAAAATTAAAATGTTTTCTATAACAAAAGCATATCATCTTAAAAAACTCAACTTAGAAAAAATGGGATTTAAGAAAACAGAAGAAACTTGGTCTATAGGATTATAAAATGGCAGAATTAATTTACGCAGGTTATACGTTTGTAACCGGGTTGTTTGCAAGTGTTACTGTTGCTAGTGTCGCAACAGCGGCAGTGCGGTTAGTAAGTGCCGTTGTAATTAGTAAGTTAGTTGCTAATCGTGCAAATAAATCTAGTGTGGGAGCGCAAGACGTTGGATCACGTGTTCAACTAGGCCCAGCAACAAATAACAAATTACAGCCTGTGTATGGCACTGCGTTTATGGCACCAACAATGACTGACGCAAAGATTACAACAGACCAAAAAACAATGTATTATGTGTTTAGTTTCTGTGAAGCTACATCAGGCACGTTAAGTTTTGGTAAAGTATTTTGGAATGGCAAAGAAGTAACATTGGGCGTTGGTGATTACGGCGCAAACAATAAGATTATAAGTTTAACTACTAATGCTACACCACCACAAGTAGACGATACAATAAATGGTCAAGCATATATCTATGGATTTATAAATGGCAGCAGTAGTGGTGTGAATACAGGCGGCACCAGTGCTATAACTATTCTTCAGGATGCTGGTATACCTGTCGCGGATCAATGGACAAGTACAGATACAATGACCAATACTTGTTTTGCTATTGTAAAAGTTATATATAACCAAGACGTCCAAGACGTTAAAACTGATCCTAAGTTAAGTGTTCAAATAACAAACACATTGACTAAACCTGGTATGGTTCTTAAAGATTATATGACGGATCAGATATATGGTTGTGCTATTGACTTAGCGAATATTGACGAACCTAGTTTAGATGCGTTAGATGCATACAGCGATGAACTAATTACATACTTACCAGTAGGCTATCCAGTTAATCCTGCAGTTACTCAACCAAGATATCGCATTGATGGTCCAGTTAACACAGGCGACAACTGTTTAAGTAATCTACAAAACTTAGTAGATGCGTGTGATAGTTGGCTACAATACAGCGAATTGTTAGGTAAATGGACTATTGTTATTAATAAACCATATGATGGCTTGTTACAAGATTTGTATAGTGTTGATAGTAGTGTATTGATTGGTGGAATTGATATCAATCCTATCGATTTGAACCAAACATACAACAGTTTAGAAGTGCAGTTTCCTAACAGCACAATCAACGATCAAACAGGATATAAAGTTGTTGATATGACTACGCCGGGCACTGCTTGGTATGATCCAACGTTATTGAGTCCTAATGAACCAGACAACAGACTAACTATACAGTATCCTCAAGTAAATAACTATGTTCGTGCAGTTTATTTGGGTGTTCGTAGATTGTTGCAGTCACGTGAAGATTTGTCGATTGTCTGTAATTTAGATTACAGTGGTATACAAGTTGTTGCTGGAGATGTTGTTCGTGTAACATTAGCTGAATATGGATGGACAGATAAACTATTCCGTGTAAGTCAAGTGCAAGAAACAAAAACTCCTGATGGTTTCTTAGGAGCAAGAATAACTGCGTTTGAATATAATGGCACAATCTATGGCGACAATGCTATTCAGGATTTTGTAGAAGAAGCAAATACTGGATTAAGTGACCCTAACATTATTGGCATTCCAGGCACACCAGTTGCAACAGTAAATTCTCTTGCTAATAGTGGTGCAGTTACATCTTTTAGTGTTGCTAGCACAGTGCCGACTAGTGGTTCTGTATTGTATATGGATTTTAACTATGGCAACACAAGTAACACGGCAACACATTTATTGTATAAAACAGTTCAATCGGCCAATGGCTCACCATTTACAAGTGGTCAATCTATAAGCATTGAGGTAAACGATGCACCTATCGGCAATTATTATTTAAGCACCACCGCTCGAAATGACTTTGCGGGAAGAACAAGTGCAAGTAGCTCACTGTTCAACTGGAGTGCAAACTTACAAGCTAATAGTGTTACATTTACTAATATAAATCCAAATCTTAATGTTGAAACTGCATTAAAATTATGGACCATTTCGATTGCTGATGTTGCCGCAAATACTGTTACTATGCCAATTGACGTAACTACTGCTCCAACAAATGTCCCTGTATATATTGATGGGACGACTGTGGGTGCAAATTATATATATCCATACTATCAAGGTACAAGTACTACGGCAAATGGATATGTTGCTAACAGCACAAGTTCGTTTAATCCAGCAGAAGCTAGCTTTTTATATCTGGCAGCTGGTACCGATGGATGGTGGCCTATAAGTTATGAGACTACTGGAAATGTATACGCTGCCGGTAGTGAATTTATGAGATTAATTAGTGATGGAACTTTTGTAAGTAATGCAAATACTACACTGCAAATGATTCCTTTTTATACTGTTACTACTACTCCAGGAGCAATATATGCTGATACGGCAGTTATGCAAACATATAATTTAATTGCTAATCAACCTACGCAAGTGGCTGCAGATATTAGATATGCAACAGGTACTAATACAGATGGTGCTGGAATTATAATGAGAAATATAGTTGGTTCAACTCGTCTTACTTTGGTATATATGGAAAATACCATATTAAAAGGTAAAATTCCACCTCCGTAATAAGAGATAATAAAAAACAATAAATAGAATATAAGGAAAACAAAATGAGTTTACTATTAAACGGCGCAAAGACGATTACAATCGCTGGCACAGTGATGCAATGTATAGAGATATACACGGGGGAAGCGTACACGTTCCCATTTGCTTTTACAGATAGCGTTGGTGATCCAATCAACTGTACTTTACCATCTGCTTGGACATTAGGTACTGGTGTAAAATATTATGTTGCTGATACTGTTACGTATGATGCAACAAATACTGGAATCACAATTGGTAATCTAACATCATCTGGGTTAACATATACTGGTGGTAACTTAACAGCAGTTTTTACAACTCCGGCAACTGGTATAGGATATCTTTATATCCCAGCAGATTTAACTGGTGCTGTTGGTGGTGGTCCAAGCATATCATTAGCAAATAGTACAGCTAATACAAATATTGCTGTAGTTACAATGACTGTAACTAGAACTGATACACTAAGCAGTCCTAAGTTAGATATTAGTCGTGAGCCTATAGGAATTATAGTAAGGTATCAATAATGTCTGATATAAATTTAGATTTTACCGTTAGCAACAACAATATTGATTTTACTGTTCAACCTAATGATATAACAATTACTCCCACTGATATACAGTTATCATTTTATACTGCGCCTGCTCCAATTCCAGCTGGAACAAATGGACAACTGCAATATAACAATAATGGTGTTCTTGGTGGCGCAAACAATACAAGTTTTAGCGCAGGCAATTTAACATTAGCTGTTGCCAATACTAAAATTACTGGTGGTAACAATCATTACTATTTACAAACAGATGGTACGGGTAATCTTACTTGGGCTGTTGGTACTGGAAATATTAGTGGTAATGGTACAGTTGCTGGTGCGAATACGCAAATACAATTTAATGATGATGGTGCAAACTTTGGTGGCAATGCTGGTTTTACGTTCAATAAAATAAATGGTAATGTTGATATACCGGGCAATCTTATTATTGTTGGTAATCTTTATGCAAATAATTTTGCTGGCAATGCCAACAACGCAAACTATTCTAATTTTGCTGGACAGGTAGTTGATAATACTCAATCAAATATTACAAGTCTTGGAATATTAACCTCATTAAGTGTTACAGGTAATTCAAACACAGGAAATATTTACACTAGTGGCGCAAGTGGTAACATTAGCGGTGCAAATGTTATTTTTGCCAATAGTTTTAGTGCTACAGGTAACGTTAATGCCTCAATAGTATCTGCTACTGGTAATATTACAGCAAATTACTTTTTAGGTAATGGTAGTTTGTTAACAGGAATAACTGTAAGTTCTGCTAGTATATCAAATGGTACTAGTAATGTAAATATTCCTACTGCAAGTGGTAACGTTACAATAACTGCGGGCGGCACTACAAGTTTAACAGTCTCATCTGCAAACGTAACCGCTAGACAGTTCATATCTAATGTCGCAACCGGTACTGCACCTTTTGTAGTTTCATCAAATACGGTAGTAGCTAATTTGCGAGCAACTGCCGCAAATACAATAAGTACTACTGGTTACTCAGGTTCAGCAACATTATATCCGTTGGTAACATCTAGTACTGGCTCAGGTACTGTTAGTGCAATAGTTAGTTCAAATTTTGCGTATCGGGACGATATTGATACATTATTTACTAATTTAAGTGGCAATGTTGCCAATGCTATTAGTATTGCAGGCGGAAATCTTACATTAACAGGCAACGTTCAAAGTAATAATATTAGATTTACTAGTAGTATTGCATCTAACGTTACTCCTAACGTAGCTGTATCTACTACGATTACTGATAAACTGCCAATCGTATTGAATGGCGTAACTTATTATATTTGTTTAACAAGCGTGGTATAAAAATGGGAATATCAATCGGCGGCGGTATCTCAATAGAAGAGG